GAGTATGATTATCTGAGTAATTCCCCTGCGGCTGAGAAGATTTGAAATATCCGATTAGTGCAGCGGCATCCTCTGCGGCCTCACTGTGGATTAATTCTTTCGTCACGGCAGGCTGATTATCCAGCCAGACAGAAAATTCAGTTGAAGCGACTATCTCCTTCCAGTTACCGTGCTCGCGTTCCAGTGCAGCGTCCTGTTGGTTGGCTTGCTCAGTAGCTAAAGCTTGATCTCTTAGGACTTTCTCATCCCTAAAAGGTGTCAACGCTTCATCAATTCTCTGTTGTATTAGTTTTTGTGTTTCAACATCCTTCATGGCTATACGGGATTCAATCGCGTCATCCATATCAGGGTATTCACTTTTAAAAGCCGCCATATCTTCTGGGGACTGCATCGCTTTAACAATATCCTGTGCGGATGGTGTGTCACCAACGGCATTGGATACTGATTGCAATTCGTTTACTTTGCGCTGGAGTGCTCCAACGCGACCTGCATCACTGTTGCGCTGATGTGATAGTCGGTTGTTCTCGGTGACTAACTTCTCATACGCTATACGCTGCTCATCTGGCGCTTCAGCCCAAATGTTAATTGGTTCTTCTGATACTTCTGGTTCTTCTGTAGCTTCGGGTTCAATCGCCCCCTCATCGTCTACTTCTAAATCATCAATAACTTCTTCAATGACTGGTTGCTCATTAAATACTTGCTCGTTGCCTGCAACCTCATCAAATGCAGAATCAAAATCCTCATGGGCGTTTTCAATCGTCATGCTTGCTTTCCTAGCGGTTTAATAAAACGGCTTTAGTTATTGTTAGGTTCACGCAAGCTTGTTTGCTTGGGCATCCCTAACAGTTTTCGTAGAGTTATAATTTCGCCACGGGTTAATGTGGTTGTGTCATGGTCACTGTGGATAGACTCAAGACGTGCTTTTTTAGACGTGAGTTCGCCCTCGGCCCAAGCCTTTACGGCCAGCCAAGTCCCTGAGTGAATGTCGATCACGTTAGATTCCTGAACCCATTGTCATCTTGAGAGATTTTTCTTTTTCAAATAGAGAGTCTTTCGATCTAACGTCTAGCTGTTTAATGCCGAGCTTGGTTTTTAAATCGCTGATCTTCATGTTCTGATCAGTCGCAAGCTTCGCCAGGTCAACCTCACGCACAACCATCATGCTTTCACGCTTCAATTGAATCTCTTCTTTCTTGGCTTCAATAGCCATGAACTTCAATTCTGAGTCTGCTTGAGCCTTCATGTGCATCAACTCAAGCTTCTTCATTGCGAGCGGGTCGCCTTTATCTGCCTGCTGTTGCGTCTGAGCCTGAATCATCTGCTCTTGCATCTGCTGCTGTTGCTCAGTTAATGATTTAATTTCTTCGTCAGACTTCACAATATCCTTTGTTTCAAGCTGCATTGAACTAACCACCTTGCGATATAGCTCAGCAGTGTTGGTTAAAGGCTCAAGAAGGGGTGATGACGCCATGTTCATTAGATTCATTAAGTTGCGGGCCTGCTCCTCCTTAACGAGTAGTGAGGAGGCTCCACGGGCGTCTACGTCATAATCACCTTTGAGGTCATTATTCGCATTGAACTGCATATTCCAGTCATACATACGCTTAATGTGTGTACGGGTAATATTATCGTCCCAATTCTTAACTACTCTGCGCATCATTGTGTTAGCTGAGTTCATTAAGATTCGCATACCGTTATAGGTATCAGACGCATCGCCCTGTTCACCTTGAGCAATCTGTGGGATAGCTGTTTCTTCGTCCGCTAATCCTCTAGCGAATTGGAATAAGGCTAGTAGCTCATTAGTGTGGCCATCAATGTTGAATACACCAAAGGCATCACGAAGGCTGGCATTAGGATCTAGCTTCTTCCATACCTTTCGGCCTGTTAGAGTCCAGCTTCCATCTGCAGGAGCGACTACATTATCGTCTACCACTATCTGCGGCCCTGCAGACAATGCACCATTGTCCATTACCATGCGCCATGTGCCGTTCATTACACGCTGGCTGTCTTCCATCATTTGAGGAATGCCGAAGCCAAAGATACTGGTATCGTCTTCTTCCCAACAAAACACACTGTATGGAACTTCTTCAGTATCAGATGGATTGATAACAGCTTTAATGACGTGCTTTTCTGTAAACCAGACTACACCTTCAGCCTCATCAAGCATCTCGTCATCGTCAACTTCACAACCACACGCACGAAGCTCGTCTTTAGTTATGGGGCCGTGATATTCCCAGACCTCATACTTGTTATTCTTTACTCCAGTAACGCCAGCCATGTTGCGTAACTCTTCTAGATGGCTAGACGTGTTTAATAACTCAGTGTCAGTTTGAAGTACTTGAGCTATCTGGTCTTTCATAAACCCTAAGCCACCTTGCGTTGCCAGCTTGATAAGCTCTTTCTTGCTCATCTGGTGACGCTGAAACACACCAACTGACTCTTCAATTGTTCGGGCAGACATATCGGGAAAGAAGTCCCACACATCCACAAACTCTGCGCCAGGTCGCAACTCTTGGCTTGTCTGCATGATATGAACGGAATTACCCTCCTCATCTTTCTGCTCAACCCAGTTCTTGCGTGTCTTGTTATGTACTACTGGCCCTTTCAATACGCCCGTACCTAAACGAACCGCCTGCTTTACAATGTCTCGGCAGTGAGCGTTATATCCAGCTTCATTCAACTGGTCATCAATCTCATCCTGCATGGCGTCCGCACGTTCTCGCGCTTCTTCTATCTGGCCTGCAGCTAAATCACGCTTCTCAACTTGAACGCCTTTATCTGTAACGAACTGCTGCCCATCTTCATGGCTAACAGGTGTTTCATCACCAACCATTTTAGCGAGGTAAGGAATAGGAGTTGGCTGAATAGCCCAGTTCCGATCATCAGTCGGGAATATAATGTCGAGTAGGCGTGATTCCGCAGTGTTCGCCATCTTTCGAGTGATGTTAACGAATACTTTTGAACCTTTAGACGCATCAAGACGTGTCTGTGTTTCAGGATCATAGATACCATTTAACTGGCGAGTGTTACGCAACCAACGATCTTCAAGAATGCGGCGCTTGTTAACGCGCTCCATGACGTTGTTATGTAGTGAGTGGCCAAGGCCGACTAAACGATCTGCTAGCTCTTTCTCGGCACGTACTTGCGCCTCATGCTCAGATTCGTCTGAATAGTAGTTATCAAAATCATCGGACATAAAAAAACCGCCTCCTGAGCGGTTAGTAGCCTACGGTTGAATCCGCAGCACTGGAGCCAAAGCCCGTTTGAGTTCTTCGTATTCGTACTGGCATTGCGTGGAGCAGTGCTAGCGCGTCAGCATCATCGGGTGATACGCCGATTAGTTTCTTGATTTCTTTCTTGTCAATTAGGATTAGACGGTCTTTAGCGTCCGTCTTATAGTCGGTTGCTTCCAGCTCTGAGCGCAGATCATCGTTATCTTCAATGACACCGCCAGCCCTTAGCCATTCAACCAACTTAAAATACATATACGCCCGCATATTTGCATACATGGGGTCAGGTGCTTTGCTAGCGAAGTTAATGCCAATACATTGATAGCCGTACTGCTTAATACGGTCAACAATGGGGCCGCCTACTCCTGTCTCATCAACAAAGAACGCATCAGGCTTGTAACGATCCAGTAAGACTACTGCTGCTGCAGCAAGTCGCATTGAGTCGCGCATCTCTGAGCCAGGGTAACTAATGGGTGGTATAGAACGACCATCCAAACCTTTCCTGAATCTAAATACGCAGTTATCGTCACCGCCTCGCGCTACGTCCAGCGACATAATGAATGGCATACCCTTTGAATCAGGTATCTCGCCACTCATCGCTGCATCAATAATTTCAGTGGGAACGTACTGGCTGTTCGATGATGCGGGGAATACACCACGAACACGCACTTTAAAGAAGTCTGAGTTCTCACCAAAATCTTCTTCCCACTTCTTGATCTGCTCGTTACTAGTGCCTTCAACATCACGACTATCAATCTGCTGAGTGTTCCAGCGATGTTTAAACTTTCTAAAACATTCCCTGAAGCGTCCATTAGCCCGTGTTGGGTTGCCAAAGACACACCAGATAATTTCCGTGTTCTCGTCTGTTAGTGCGCCTTCTGCAACTTCCCATATCAAATCAGGTATTGCCGAGGCTTCATCAAAGATAAGTAGAATGCGCTTGCCTTCGTTATGAAGTCCCGCAAACGCTTCTGTGTTGTTTTCAGACCAAGGCGTCATATCCATACGCCAAGTCTTTTCATGTGCCTTGTCGTTAGAGAATAACGCTGTGGCAGTCATGGTGAACCAAGGCTTAAACGCACAAAGCCTGTGCCATTTAGCAACCTCAGCCCACGTCTTTGTTTTTAGCTGGTTCTCAGTGTTAGCCGTAACTACGCCGCGAGTATCTTCCTTCGTGGCCATTGCCCAAAGGATAATCCAAGCTACTAGTGCGGACTTTCCTATACCGTGACCTGAAGCTATGGCCTCAAGAATCGCTTCTTGTGCGTCAAGCTCACCTGCTTTAAGGCGATCACCAATACTAATAAGCTGTACACGCTGCCAGTCACGAATACTGCGACCTTCTAGCTCGCCTTCGCCCCAAGTAAACGCGACTTCAACGAATAGAAGCGGGTCGTGTTCACACTCAATGGCTAACGCAACTAGCTCATCATTAATATCAACTTCCATTACGCTGTTTTCTAGCCGCAGCTAATCGAAGCGCAATTGAATTTTCTGTTATCTCAACTTTTTCTGTTAGCAATCCGTGAAGCTTTGCCTTACCCATAATGGCGGCAATCATAGCGGCAGGTTTAATGTCTTCCCTGGCTATACCCATTGCTTCGTTTAACTCCGTAGTAAGTGAGTCAACCGTTGTATTGTGGCGTCTTGAGTGAGATTCTTTTATCTCTTCTAGTCTCGCCCTAATATCGCCCTTCTGTAATAGCTTATATGCCGTATTAGTAATCGTTGCTTCTTTCATCTTCTCAGCACTGTAGTTCAGCCTATACGCCTCACTAGCATTACCTGTTTCAATATACGACTTACAGAACCCTTCTTGCTTCGGTGTTAGTGATTTCATATCTTAGTTCGCTGGCCATATTAGGCGGGCGCTCCCTTAAACGACAAAAGCCCTGCGGGTTAGGCAAGGCTCTTATGGTTACTTCTGTAGCATTTTAGATATTTATACATCTGTTTTTAATGATTGTCAGGGCCAAAGTGTCCTTTTCTTTTATGTGTACCTAAATAGGCATGGGAATGAATTACTCCCGTGCCTAGTAATTAGGTAGAAGGTTAAGCCTGCCGCATAAAATAGTGTGTGCGCGCAGAAGTAGTACGTGTGCGCGCAGACGCACTATATATTAGGTAATGAGGTTTCAAACCTCAATACTAAATCAATGCTCTAAGTAATCGTCTACGTGAATTACATCACTGAACTCTTCTACCCAGTCCATCGCGCCCTCCATGATTAGATCATCCTCTGCGTTACGTGGCCTATCCTCAAATTCGGTAATGAGAGCTAACAGCAGAACCATAAATAAAGCTCCCTCGTTTAAAATATCTTGTTGTTCTTCGCTCATTACAATTCCTTATCTACCTCAGCAGGGTACTTTAATATGTCAGCCCACTTATTCCCTGGTTGTTTTAGATTATTTGCTTCAATAAACCTTTCAACTAAATACGCTACGGGTGAGCAGTTTTCAGTTGCGCCTATAGTAATATCCTCATCCCTTGCAGTTAGCCATGCAGCGAACCCATACACCGCCTCACTTGCTGTCAATTCTTTAGTTTGCTCGCTCATATTTAGTCCTTATATTAGAGTTTGATTTTATCCGTTTGAAACCGAGAAAGTATTTACGCTGCCTTTTCCATTGACCATAGAACACCCTCTAAGGTAGATTCCGCTCGCATGAGAATGTCACTGGATATGTTTTTGTTATTGTGGAAATGAACGCCTAGACGCCTACAACTGTATTTGAATAACCAACGGTAAATTATGTAATCACTTAGCATTCGGTCACGCTGAGCTACAATTGATATTGCTGCCTCAATCCGTTCCGCATCCTTGTTGATAGGTGGCCCCTCACTTGCTGGTCTAGCCTCCCAGTCAGGTGATTTAAACTCTTTAAACATTGGGCATGGCGTATAACCTAGAGAAACCTTCTCCCTCGACCAGTTAGCCCAGTTGTGCATTAAATCCGCTGTTGATTCACTCAATACGTTTGATTGCATTTTAAAGTTCCGTTTAACAAGGTATAAAAAAGTAGTCAGGTAACAACACATCAGCAACAGATTTATTTAAGGGCCATCGTTTGCCGCCTCTAGTTGGTTAGCCTTAGCTTTGTACTTCGCTTTAATTGCCAATATATCCTCGCGTGTGTATTTTGCTGGCTTATGCGGCCCTTCTAGTAGCTCCACCCCTTCCACTCCTATTTTGTTAATTAGGTTGATACGGTAATGAATGCCATTGCCGCTTAAATGGTTATTGCAGATTGAACATTGGGCATTTACATTTGTCTCCAGGTAACGTAACTCTGGTGAGCTACCCACGCTGAGGTAATGGCCCGCATGAATCTGTCTGTCAGTGTGTTTTTGGCAACTGATACATGGCTGGCCCCTATCCCGCAGACGAATGAACCGATTAAATTCTGGCTGCGCTTCTTTGTGTAGCTGCCCTAACGTCTTCGCTGCTTGCTTACGCTGCCTTATGTCTTTCTTTGCTAACGCCTTAGCTTTTACTCTAGCCTTGCTTACAGACACCATAGCTTTGGCCTGTTGATGCTCTAACGCATGATCCTTACCGCAGAAAAATCCCAACGGCACAGTTACGCCAGTTTCAACAAGTGAAAACTCTTTACAGTGTCTACACTTCTTTTTTGTATTAGCCATTTAGGCGGCTTGCTCCCACTCAGCAACAAAGTCCCACGCATCCAATTTAGCAAATATTGCGCCTGCTTCTTGCTCAGTCCATTCATGCCCTACTGGTGAAGCCAGCCATCCAACATTTAATGTATGAGCCGTATTACAGCCGTCTAGCAGTGAAAGGTGATGTTCGTGTAGCACGGATAATAGGTCAGACTGTTTACATGGCTCATTAGTCGTAACCACTAGGCTCTGCATATACTCCTTACCCGTTTGATCGCGGCAGAAAACTGCACAATAGACTGACCATGTGTAACGCCCTACTTCGATAGTTTTAGCTAGTGCTGGGCCTGCCTTGAAGCCTTTCTTAGTCTTTAGGTCTACCATCCGACAAAGGCCATCGCCTCCCGCAACAAAGCTGATAGCGCAGCCTTTTAATACAGACTTGCCTAGTCGCTCTAATCTACGTTGATGGTTGTTTGCTTTCCGTTTGCTCATGCCGCTTGCTTCCTTTCTGATAGCTGCTGGTACTCTTCGTATATGCCTACACTCTTCTCAGAGAATGTCGCACCATAGTCAATGCCAGTAACGTATAAATATTCAATAAACTTGGCCGCTTCTGGCTTGGTCAGTTTCACAGTGCTTGGTCGTAGGTAAATAGGAAATTGATTGCGTAGGCTCATAGTCCACTCGCCCTTATGCGTTAGTGGCTCTCCCAATTGATCTAACTCGGCTTCAAAATCAACCACAAGCTTTGCCTTCCAAACGTCCAGACTGTAGGGCTTTTCACCTACCACCACTGTCTTAGCAATATCGCTGATCATGGCGTGATACTTCGCTTGCTGAATGTAGGTTTTAATCACCTGGCCAATACTGATTTGTATCTCGCCGTATGCCGCTATACCCTGCTCGACCCACTTCCATAAGAGAGCCATTTCTATATCTTTGTTTTCAGCGTTAATGATCCTAGTGACTCTGCTCATTCTGGATTTACCGTAACTAGAAGCATTGGCGACTCCATAGTAACTAGTAGCATTCGCTTAGTTTTTTTCACGACAATATATCCGTCATCTTTAATTAGGCTTCGTTGCATTAGCGCAGAAACCTCTACGGCAATTCTCCTACCCATCTGCAGCTCAATATCTTGGCGCGTGATCGGCTGTCTTTCGCGGATAATGTTCAGTACTTGCATCTGCTTAGGCGTTACTGGATCGTTCTTTATTTGCCCTGATTCTTCCCATGGAGCGAGCTTTTTAACAACGCCACCACTACTTAGGAAGTCGGCAATTAAGTCCTTATACGGACTGGTTGACCTCACTGGATTACACTCCCTCATGCTGCCTTACTCTTGTTATAGGCTTTAAGCGCACGAGGATTTAACATCTGCTTTAGCTGAGTAGGAATACCACCAGACTCACCGTTAGCGCATTGTTGAACCTCATTACCTGCATTACGGTAGGCTTGAAGTTTCGCATCGGTAAACGGGCTAACAAGGTCTGCGGGGGCTAAGTAATCTCTTCTCATAAGATTCTCAATAGGCTGCGCGCTACTTTATGGGTATGATCTTTACCGTCTTCGCGTATATTGTTTCCATCTAGCAGTTCACGTACACGACCACACACACTGTTGATAGCCCATCCAAGCTCCAAGCCTATATCTTGTCGAGTTATTGGGCCTTTATCTCGGATAACCTGCATAACCTTAGTTCGGCAACTACCTGTAACTGGAGCGATTGATGCCATTGCTGCCTTACTGTTTTCGTGAATCATGCTGCTTCTCCTTCTGATTGAGTGGCAATTTCTCCACCTAAAGCGATATAACCTGCTGCATCTATCCAGCTATCCAAATGATCCAGCGTCTTAGCTAATCGACAAACCTTTACTCCCAGCATACAAAGCGCCACCTGTTTAGATGACACCTCATTACCAAGAATTACCGACCAAACCTTTGCGATATTTTCAAAGTTTTCTGCAGCATCGCCATAGTCTTTCGCCCGTTGCCCATCAATTAACTCTGCCGCAGTGCTTAATACTTCTCTTCTGTTCATGCTGCTAAATCCTTACTTACTGAGAATTTGAGAAAAATGTCACTCTTAACTGAATAGGTTAGGTCGTTATTATTGAGGTAAGAGCAAACTATCTTCGTTTTTTCGGCAGTCCAATTTAGTGTGTTTCTCAATGTCTTCCGATTAGATGTACCTACATCATTCAAAATACATAACACCTTGAGCGCATCCTTAACCTCGTCCTGCTGTTCACTTCTTAACCAGTGGTTATCGTTGGTCAGGTAATAAATCTTCCCGTAAAGCCCCACTTTGTAGGTCATTCCATCAATTCTTAACTTCATTCAAACCTCATCCTTGGTTTTATTTTTATTTCATAATGCCTTTTATTTTTACTTCTTCATCGCAGTGTGGGCAGTATGTAACTAGCTCTAACTGGTCATGGTTTTCAGCCCAATAAATATCAGGTATTTGTAATTTGTTAATCCAGCCGTTATCGCTTAACTCCATATCCCTAATCAAATCAAAGTATTCATTACACTCATCATTTGGGCATAGCACGTTAAGCTCTATTTTTAGATCCGCTTCTACCTCTTCAGTCATCCGAACAATCCTTTTAGTGCTGATGCTTGTGAATTTCCGTACTCTCGCTCTAGCTGCGTTGGCTGGCCGAGCGGCCCCGAATCAATGCGCATTTTTGGCGCGACTGGAGCTAATAGCTCGCCGCCTGACACAATGTAATCAATGGTCATGGCGTACTGATCTTTGAAGTATTGTTCTGCTCGCTTACCATCCATCGTTTTGAAGTAATAACTATCAAAGCCAACCTGGCTGATCGTGTGGTAAATAACCTTGTTTAAGCTACATGGCTCTCGATCTTCTAGTGGCTTGGAGTAGTAACGAACCAAATGCGCATAGGCAACTGTTGGATCTAAAGCTCCTACGCGCTCGCTCATAGCCTCTCTGCAATATCTTATAAACTGGCCTATGGTTGGCAAGAAAGGATTGTTAGATGCTCTGCTTCGAGCTAGGGCAGCATTGATAACGGTTAGGTCAGATACACCAGACTCTATAAATCCCAAAAGGAACTGTTTTTTAATGTCTCCCTCCGTCAAATCCGATGAAAGAGCCTGCTTCCATGCTGAGTGGATTGCCTTCAAGTCGTTGAAAATCTTGTTGACCACTACTGCTGCATTCTTGTTCACTGGCGCTGATGATTTCGTCTGCCCAGCCTGTATCATCGGAGTCAATGGCTGGCTGGTTAGCTGGCTGATATGTTGCATTAGGAATTACCTTTGCTATATTTTCTGAAAATCTTTCAATGTTTTCACCGTTTCGGCAGATTAGGGTTAGATCATCGTAAATCGTCCCTTCGTTGTTCTGGCCCATGTGGTGTGGTGATCTGGCGCAACCAGTGATTGCTAGTTTGATTTGGTCTACGGTGTAGCCGTCTTTCAATCTGGCGGATACACAAGCTATTCGATTTTTAGTCAGCTTTGTCGCAGCGGTCTTTCCCATCGTTTCAACCCAGTAATCAAAGATTGGCTGAACATGATCGACACGTTGAGGCTTGGCCTCGACAATGCTTTTAGTATTAGTTATTGGTTCTTGGTTATTGGTTATTGGTTTATGGTTAGGTGGCGCTCCGTTAACGCTTCGTGCACGGTTCGTGTCTTTTTCTTCACGCTTCGTGTTATTTGCTGCACGGTTAGCCTCTCTATCAATAGCAATCTGCTTATTCTTTAATGCCTTACTGTGATAGTCATCTAACTCTTCCTGTATGCGAGACTGGATATACACACCATCAACCAAGGTGAAAAACTTCCTCAATACAAACTCAACAGCTTCAATCTCTTCTTTAGACGATGCCCACGTCCAGTCGATAGCTTCTTCAAGTGTTGGGAAGGTTTCACGGTCATAACACGCATCAATTAAAAGCGTGTACGAGCCGTGCTGTAGCATTGAAAGGCGTCCTGCTTTCTTTGCGTAATCGCCTATGTTCTTTTTGTAGTAGTGCATATAAGACCTGGCATTGGATAAATTTTATCTATTTATTAGATTGCTGGAGGTTAATTAAGTCTTGAAATAGACTTAACTCACTAAATCGCTTCTTACGTCTTTCATCAACGGTGGCCCGCATGTATGAACTCATATCAAGACCAAGTAATGACGCATCAGCTTTTGCAAATGCGTATAACTCATCATCAAATGAGCTTGTGACAGAGTTCGTGAGTTTGTCCGTCATTACGCCACCTTCTCTGACTGTTCAGTTTGATTTGTTTGGGAATGAGTCGGGTAATAAGCTTCGTCATACGCCAAAGCACCATGAGTTGTACGATCCAGTTTCAACGCCTGCCTTTCGGGAATCACTTCCTCCCAGTAATGTACTGCTGGAGGAGAGATATTTAAGAACTTAGCGGCAGCCGCTTGTGTTCCAAAATGTTTAATTACAGTAGCTTTTAACATGGGTAGCCTCTATTTAAGATAACTTATTATTACACCGAACAACATTGGAGTCAACCGACATTAAGATAGCTTAATAAGAAACAAGAGAGAGAAGGTTTGTATATGACAACTGTAGGACAACGAATCCACGCCAGACGAAAGGAACTAAGGCTTACACAAAAGGCTTTAGGCGACATTATAGGCGTGAGTGCAACCAGCTTAACTTACTGGGAAAGGGACGAAATAGAGCCTAAGAACAAGAATTTAGCAGCCCTGGCAAGAGGCTTGGACTGCGCGCCTGACTACTTATTGTTTGGCGCAACCTTTGGTGGAGATGTGAGTTTTCAAACGATCCACGCCAGAGTTCCGATCATAGGGTGGAAAACCCTATCAGATTATATTCAGGGAGAGGTTATGTCAGAAAATAGTGCCGCAGAGGACTGGATTTACTGCCCCGTTCAATGCAGTAGTAGCACTTTTGCATTAAGAGTCAGGGGTGACAGTATGGAAAGCCCACACCCTAGTAAGCGGTCATACTCGGAAGGGATGATTATTTTTGTAGACCCTACTGCTACGGCAACAAATGGTTCGCGCATCATTGCCAGGAGGTTGAGCTCAACGGATGCGACCTTTAAGGAATACATTGAGGATGATGGCCAGAAGTATTTAAAGCCAATCAATCCGCAATACCCTACTGTAGCAATGAATAACGATACTATTATTATAGGAGTGGTTATCGGCTCATATACAGCCGAGTAATATTATTATGCAAACCATATACAATAACGCAGCAAAGATCCAAATACGCTTAATGGCGTGGATGCGTGAGCCTGAATGGAGATGGCATATCGTACATACGGATCATATGGCGGACGATATGCCAACCCATTTGGCGTTGCCGCAGCACCCATCGTGCGTAATGAACTTCTGTACAGGAAAGGCTGCCGCTACCCGCGTGTCTCAAGGCCCCCCAAAGGTTTAAACTTAACTTATTAAATTTATCAACTGATCTCCTAAATGGAGATTTTTTTTGCTTTAAATTTGACCTCGCCATAACACTTAAAATCATTTCTCCAAAGTTATTGACACTTTTATTAAGTTAGCTTATTATTAGTCATACCAATCAGTAAGACGGAGCAGCATAATGAACCTATCTAACGCATCAAACTTTGACCTGGAAGCTGGCGCTGAAGTTTGGCGTGATGGTCAATTTGACGATTACATAAACGATGGCGGTTACGCAGAACAAGAAGCGCCTACACTTGCTGAGTTCATATCTAAGTTCACAGAGAATGGCTCATTCACAACGCCAAAAGGCACTGTAGATACGTCTGATTTAATGGAGGATATAGATTTCACCTTCCGTCAAAACGCCCATGACGCGATACAGATGGAAGCCCTAAAGGGTGATCCTGAAACAACGATGGCTACGGCTGCTCAGAACTGGTTCAAGCTTGTTAATTTAATGAATGCAGCGGCGGCAGACTACTACAAGACAGACATTGTGGGTGATTACAAATGAACTCAATAGCTTATGACATAGCAGTAGGCACTGCTGGAGTAATTTTAACTACAGTCATCTGGGTGAACTGCCTAAGTTGGCTGCACATTTGGGGATTAATATGAATAACGTAGCAGCAATAAAGACAGAGCTAGTGTACCAGCCTAGTGCAACAACACACTGGAAAAACCTTTTCCCAAACAAGACGATGCTTCTAGGCTCTCACAATTTAAACGAAGGTGAGGAGTTGGTCGCAAAGATTCGCCATGTTGAGATTCAGCAGATTAAAAGCTCAAGTGGCAAGAATGATAACGTGCCTGTCGTAGCGTTTGAGAATGCGCCTCCAATGGTGCTAAACATCACCAACGCTAGAACAATATCAGGTCTGTACGGCGAGTCTTACGATGGCTGGAGAGGTCAGAGTATTCAATTATATGTAACCCTTGTTAGAGGTTTTGGAACAAAGGAAATGATTCCTGGCCTTCGTATAAGGAATACGATTCCCGCCACAGTAGAGGATTCACAGGCTTATGTCACTAGCCTAGAAAGTTGCTCAACGCTGCAGGAATTGCAAAAAGCATTCACATCTATACCTAAGCATTTGAAGCCAAATTTAACAGGCTTAAAGGATTCTTTGAAGCAAAAACTAGGAGCAACAAATGTATAAGGTTGATATTGAACAGAAGTCTATTGAGTGGCTTAAAGCTCGCCACGGCAATGTTACTGGTACAAGCCTGGCAAGCGCGCTAGGTACGCCAGCAGTACAGCGCACACTTCTCTATTCACTCGTAGCTGACCGTATGACAGAGGTGCAACCGTCAGACCTTAGCAGTCCAGCTATTGAGCGAGGTAATGAGCTAGAGCCTTTTGCAATCAAAGCTGCAGAGGCAGAGAGCGGCATTGACTTTATCGAAACGGGATTATTGCTAGATGATAAATACCCACGTTTTTCAATATCGCCAGATGGCATATTTGAAGAGGATGGCGTAGTTGTTGGAGGTATAGAAACTAAATGCCCGAACAGCAAAAAGCACGTTGAGTACATTATGAAGGATGCGATTCCCAAGGAATATCTGCATCAAGTTAAAGCGCCATTTGTTATGTCGGACGATGTTAAGTTTTGGTTATTCGTCAGCTTTGATGACCGTAACTATGAGCGCCCATTATTTATCAAAACAGTAACGCGAGAAGATTTCACAGATATAGATGAGTGCAGAGCAAAACTGCTTGAATTTTTAGATGTGACTAATGACGCTCATATGGAATTAACTTTTTAGAATTAATTAGACAGGAGTAGGAAGGATGGCTAAGGGCGTAAATAAAGTAATTTTAGTAGGTAATGTAGGCGGTGATCCAGAAACTAAGCAGCTTCCAAGTGGGGGTTCCGTAACGAATTTAACTATAGCAACCAGTGAAGCCTGGAAGGATAAGAACACAGGCGAGAAGCAAGAGCGCACTGAATGGCATCGTGTAGTCTTTTTTAACCGCCTCGCTGAAATTGTAGCTCAATACACCAGTAAAGGGTCGAAGCTATACATCGAAGGCTCTTTGCGTACTCGCCAGTGGGAACAGGATGGGGTGAAGCGTTATACCACAGAGATTGTTGCCAGCGAAATGCAGATGTTGGATAGCAAGCAAGGTGGAGGCCAGCAGCAAGGTCAATACCAGCCACAACAGCAACAGCGTCAGCAACAAGCGCCACAGCAGCAACAACAGCGCCAGTCGCAAGCAAGCCCACACTCTAACGGGAATATGCAGGAACAGCAGCAGCAACGTCAAGCACAGCAGCAAGCCCCATCTTTTGATGATGGCTTTGATGACGATATACCTTTTAATTAGGAGGCCGTATGACAACCTCGATAAAAACATACTTTAACCAGGAAGCCGCTAATGACTCCAAGATCACTATTTCATATAGCGAAATGGAAGCTAGGATATTAAAGCGAGAAGGTAAGGAGTCTATGCCTATTATGCCAGCAGGCACATATAAGAATGGCGGCACCTTAAATCAGTGCCAGTTCCATAGAGGCTTGAAAGATGAAATCGATAACGGATTAATAAAACATGAAGATGTACCTGTAGTTATGAGAGGGGCATGGTTCATATTTATTTTAAATATTCAGAATATTAATGATCGTGAATTTCACGTTATGCGGCGCTTCATGTCTCGGTATAGGATCAACATACTCTGCCGTAACGATGCTGATGCCTTTATGGATTTATGGAGAAATCTTGTTAATAGCAACATAGGTAAGCGAGGCGTTTACATCGGTTCATCTAACCCAGTTGTCGAGCATGATCTATATCGCTCCAATGGTATTGGAAGTAATTCCCGTTCAATTCATCTGGGAGGTGAGTATCACTGGGTTAATACTGACCAGATAAGGTCGATCAAATCTATCGGCAGGCATATTAAAAAATTAGAAAAACTATTTGGAAAAACAGGTGATAGAAAATGGCAAAGATTAATACAGCAGGCGATTTGAGAGAGTTTCTTTGTTCATCATTAAATATGGTGGCAAATGGGACTATGGATATAGCCAAGGCTAGAGAGGTTACAAAGCTGGCTGGGCAGGTCAACGAATCATTTTACAGTGAAGTGAAGGTTGCTCGACTACAGATTGATATGGGTAAGGAGGTATCCAAGTTAGGTAGTTTAGTTATTAATAAAGAGGATTAATACGCCCGCCAAGCCTATCGTAGAAGCTCAAATTGTGTGGGCATTAAATGACACTACGGAAAGACGTAGCCCTTAGCCCCTTAATTGGGGTTTTCGGGTAGATAACCACAGGGAGTAACTAATGAATCAACTAACGTATGCGTCAGACCAGCAACTTGTCGATGAAATATCACGCCGTGAAAGGCTTTTAAATTGGTTGCAAAAGTCTGTTAAAACGCCAAGGAATTTAACCCGATCTTTTATTAGCCCTAGTACGCAAGTGGAAACGTGGGATTGCAGAACTGAACTGCAAATTATGGCTGACGTTGAGAGAGCAGCGGAAAGCTTGTTAACACTTAGTTATAACGGCAATAAAATTGAGCCAATAGTATGACATTAAAAGAGAAGCTAGCGCGGTCTAGAGTTGTTAATGATTTATCACTAGAACTCTCTATCTATAACGAAGCAATAGCTGGCAATAGCAAGTTCAAGACTTTCTACCAAGGCAAGGCTGATGAGATAAAGGCCAAAATAAAGGCGTTGATAGGTGAGTAGTTAGCGCGTCTTAAAGTGTCGAAGTTGTACAGTTATATGTACATGAAAGTGCAACCATATTTAGTTACAGGAGTAATGGTGCCGTAATCAATTACGATACCAAAGGGAGAGTAGGGATGAGTCTAGTATTTACACCAAAAATTGCTTATGGGTTTCGAAAGATTAAATTAACTACAGATGATTTAGGTTCAACCAGCCCCGCTCAAGTTTTAGAGCTAATTAAACTACGAATTGAATCAGTACCATTCCATGAAATTGCCAAGAAGCTAGGCAAGTCCAGGTCGCACTGGTGCTATGAGGCCAAGCGTTTGGGTATTGCGGATATTGTATCTAGCAAGAAAAATGAAACAGCTAGCAGGTTTAGCAACGTAAACAAGGATTGCAGAATATGAGCAGATTAATGACGATTGATGAGTATATGGATCGAACCTTTTCTAAACAGTCACAACCTCATGTGAACACTGTTAGGCGCTGGATTAGAGAGGGCAAGCTAAGTGCGATTAAAATGGGCAGATCTTATTACATTGAAGATAATGGTGGAGAAGAGTACGCTAATGATTCCTCTCAAAATAAAATGGACGCTATTATGGCGAAAATTCTAAATGCCTAACCCCCAAGGATTGCCACCAAACCTGTACACCAATAGGTCAAAAGGTAAGGTGTATTACTCTTACAAGCATCCAGTTAATAAAACTCGGCATGGGCTTGGCACTAATAAGCTAGAGGCAGTGAAAGCCGCCAGACTTATGAATGACAAGTTTGAGCAGCGTTTTGAAATTGAGAAGATGTTAGTTGGTGGCATGATTAAAATGAGCGCACTATGCGATGAGTACCGTGCGTCTATTAAGCAGCAGTTATCTGCAGGCAACTTAGCTCAATCAACAGTGGATAATCGCGGCTACACTTTGGATCGCGTCAAGCTAGAGCTAGGTAAGGCCTACGCTAGAGATATTCAAACGATAGACATTACGCGATACCTTAATAAGATGTACGACCCCAAGACAGGCGAAGGTACGGCTAGAGCGCGTGACGTTCATAGGGGCCACCTAATGCTTATTTTTGATTACGCTATTCAAGAGGGTTACGTTGATAAATTTAATCCAGCGGAGCCGTGTTTAAAGGTTAGTAAGAAGCGTGTTACTAGAAGGCATACTGTCGAAGGATGGAACGCCATCTATAACGCAGCAGAGCCTTGGCTGAAAAATGCAATGGATTTGGCAATCTTAATTCTGCAGCGCAGATCAGACTTAGTTGATATTAAATTTTCAGATATAAAAGACGGCCACATAAAAGTTATTCAAAAGAAAAGTATTAAGCATGATAGTGCTTATATTAAAATTGAAGTGACTAGAGAGTTGGCGCAAGTTATTCAGCAATGCAAAGCGGATAATGTGTTTTCTCCGTACCTAATTCATAGAGTGCCAGCAAAACGAACTAAAGCTGCAATGGATACAGGAAATCATCGAACTTATATCACCCCCGCATATTTAAGTAGGGCATTTAAGAAGGTTAGAGATTTGGTTAACCCATATCCTGATTACACAGAAGAAGAACAGCCAGGCATTCATCAAGGTAAGGCGCTTGGTAGTAAATTATACAAACGAAGGTTTGGTGAATCAGCAACAATAATGGCTGGACATACAAGTAAAGAAATGACGAACTATTATGAAGAAGATCCAGATGATATTGAATGGAAGTTAGCAGTGCCAAAATTAGACTTAAAAGCCGATTTAAAGCGGTAGGCTTGACCAACTTTTGACCAACTTTTGACCAACCGTCTTTTTTTGATATTTGGAAATGCTCTGAAACCCTTGTGGTGTAAGGGTTTGAATGGTCGGGACGACAGGATTTGAACCTGTGACCCCCTGCCCCCCAGGAAGGTGTGCAATCAACCGCAAACCCGCGTAGTTACTGGAACAGTGTACTTTTTGACTACCAAAATACTAACCATTACAGCTCAATGAAATCAACAACTTAGCACTCATTTTGACCAACAGTAATCAACACTAAACAATGCGCTAAGGTCGAATTGTACACACTTTGAAAGCCAGAACAAAGACCTCGAAAGAGGGCTTTATATTACCCACAAATCTAATTACAAGCAAAGGCATCAAATAATGAAAGTTCTCATAATTCTAGCAATTGTACTTATTGGAGGAACAGCCGCGTTCAATTTCCCAACCCTGTTATTTATATTAGTCCCAGCAATTGTATGGATTGTTATCAAGGATAAAAAAGGTCAAGCTATTGATGGCTTCATGGGAATGGGATTTGCGATAATGATTATCGGTGGCGTAGTTGCCGTAATAAGAGGCTGGATGGAATAGCAACGATAAAACTAACCATAATTTTATCGTTGCTTTTTATGACACCGCTATTAGAAAGCGCCCTCTGTGGCTTCAGATACTCTCTTAGCTAGTTTATTCATCCTGATCTGAATATCGTCAAGACGGTCACGCTTCGTTGAAGGAGACATAACCCGACTATTGTATATTGCCTGTTGTTGCTTACGCATATCAGACAATGAACGACTCGCCTTGTTAAGCATAGTCCTATACCTTAGTGAGCCTCTATTCTCTTCAGCCAGTTTGCGAGCTTCTTCAAGCTTGCCTTGCTGAGCTAGGAATTTAATAGAACTGTAAATCTCGCCTACTTCACCCATACGGTCATACAAGTCCGTCATGCCTTGAACGCTTCTTGCTGGGCCATCGCCTTTCCAGAACGATTTGATAACAGGGTATTCATTCATGCGCATCTCAGGTCGGTCTGGCGTATCCATTCCCCACCGCGAGAAGTAATCTACAGATGAAAGCATATACGCGCCCATAGTACCCGTATGTCCTTTGAAGATATGTTCTAGCTTCTTAGGGGAAGTGCCTGTCCATTCGCCTAGCTTCTTCATTACGTCAGACGTATAAGAAGAATAACGATCTTGTGGCCTACGGTTTAAGTCACTCGCTCCTTCAATGGGACGGTCACGCCACATATCACGATTCATGTAACCTTCTAGGGTAGGCTTCAAGAACTGAGGCGTTGGATTCAATGCTAGTGTTTCAAGCAGGTTATGCTTAATAGACCACATCAACTTATCATTGCCTTGAGTTTGTGCAACTTGAGTGTGCCAGATACGCTCTGGGATAGTGCCGAACAAGACACCAATCTCAAACGGCTTAGGCAGTCTTAGGTGTTCATCACCTATAAAGAAGTGCCAGTACGCATCCTTATCCCAATCTTCCAACTGCTGATAACGCTCCTCGTCATCGTTGAATGCGGCTAGTGCCATAGAGAATGCGGCAATCTTAATTCCTGACTGCACGACTACGTTACGATATAGTTTCCATCCGTTAGGATCATCCTTCGCAGCACGGGCCAGTTTAGACAAGCCTTGCAATCTCGCGTTTAAGAACGGAACCATATCCGTCATAACGATCATTGCTTGGAAGTTTCCACGAAGACTGTAATCCATTAGGTCTTTAGCTTCATACAAAGCCTGGGCCATCGGCTTGCCAGACTTCAAGGCCGCTTCAAAGGTAGCTAGACGGTTTGAGTTCTCAAGCTTATCACCGATAGTACGATACGCCTGCCAGCCACGTTGAATAGCTTGGCTAGTCTTCTTGCCTCCAGATAGTACAGAATCTAAGTGAGTCTCTATAGCGTCTTGGTTTAAACCTCTAGCCTTTAAGTCTCTGCGAATAATCTGAGCGGTTTCTTCTGGGTCTGCACCATGAATGTATCCACCCTGAAAACTAGCACCACCAAACGACAGGCTGCGGTACTCTTCACTTGAGGTGGCAGCGTTATAAACGCCTCTCATACTATCTAGGCCAAACGTCATATTGTCTTGGTTGATAGCATGAGCATGAACAGCATCACGTACAAAGTTGCGCAAGATGAAGTCTGGCGATGATGTAACGCCCGTAGTAACCAGTCGCTTAAACCAGCGGCCAGTCTTCATAAATGCGCCACCCATGTAATCGGCTTGGAAGTGAGTAATACCTCGCAGCAAGCCTTCATCGTTAACCTTGTAATACTCGTTTTTACCTTCGCGCATTACACGTATAACATCAGGATCACTTGGCGCTACAATCTGCCAAAGCTTTTCAAAGCCCTTGCTATCCAGCTTAGTCATTTCTTTAAGCACTGCTTCTTCACTTGAGTTTGGAATGCCAAGCATATCGGCAACCATCTTCACATACTTGCGGTCAGACCTGATTCGGCTATTGATCTGTGAGCGAGAAACATTAACCTGCTTATACTTCATTGTTTCTTCGGTAAGGAAGCGACTACCCTTTAGATTATCTACAGTCTTGAGTAGCGCGCTATTCTTTAAAGATGAATCGGCAAGCTTGAGCCAGTTAGTAATAATGTTTTCCAGCAAATCACTGGTCGCCATATCGCCGCCAACAAGCTTCTTAATGCCTGAAGTCTGGTGAGAGATACCGCCTGAAGTCTTTGGCCCCATTCGTAGATGGTCATCGGTAGAACGGTAGAATGGAATGTACCACTCACTTTCCCAATCTACTCTGCTGTCAGCATCCAACGTACCAGCCTCTTCTGCTAGGTCTAGCATTGCCTTGTTGATCTTCATGTACTCTTGGCGAGCCGCCTCAAACTGCGCTTCCTTACCCTTATTCAAACCCTTCAAATAAGTAATATCTTCGGCGTTAAGGTTGTTCTCGCGGTCTTGGCTCATAAGCTCGTCACCACGGTTGCCCGCAATCCAGCCCAACCAATTATCAAGGTCTTTACCTAAGTCCGAGAATATTTCCAACGCACCTTGTGTATTCGCTCTACGCTGTACCACACCATCTTTCCATTCTGGTGCGCCGTAGTTAAGAATGCCGTGCATAACGTCAGCCACACCTTTAGCAAGACGAACTCCAACGTGTCCTGAGTTGGCGTAGTCATTAGCAGCTATGCCCTTGCCTACTTCATCCTCTGCTTTCTTAATGCCGTGCGAGCCATCAAATACACCTTCATAAAGACGCTCTCCAAACCCTTCGCTGAAAGGAGACTTGAGTATCTTCTTCATAGCTTCGGTTAGCTTCTTAGTAGGCGTTATTCCTAAGCCCACTTTTGCCAAGGTTTCCTTGTTTCGGCTAAATGCAACTGTACCGTCACCGCCAACACCTGCGTTTTCAACAATACTGTCACGGCTTCGCTTCATTAATAGGTGTAGATCAGAATCATTGAATTTAGCAAGAGTCATAAAGCCCTTGTCTCGTAGCCAACTTCTAAGCTCGCCCATCAATTCTTTAATTTTTCGCTGTAATGCGGGACGACTATCCTCTTGCATATGAGCAATAAGTTCTTCAACGATAATGCGGTTACGCACATCCTCTGGCAAGCTTGATCCTTCCAGCCCGTCAAAGTAATCGTCCAGGTTAATGTTATGCTTTGCTGCTAGAGCCTCAATTCCTTTACGCCCGCCCGCAGCCATGTAGACCTGGTTAAGCTTTATATTAACGCCCTTGCCAAATACTTTCCGTATGCCATAATGACCTAAATGCTCATGCAGAATTACCCGCTCAACATCGGCTTTTGTGGATAGTTCATCTAAAACTATGTAGGTTTTATTGTTATGGAATACGCCTTTTATGCTGTTCTCGGCATCCTGATCTTTTGCATCATCCTTTATCTTTTGAGGAAGGTCTTCGTAGGTGTCAACAAGAACAAACTCGTCACCCCTATTGTCTCCAGCCCAGTCTACGATGATACTGTCGATGACTTCACTTGCCTCATGCGCACTGACGGTAGCACGACTATCTGCTTCCGTGACGGCGGCGGCTTTACTGCTAATGCTAGGAGACCTACTGAAAAAAGTATTACTTGAATCTGCTTGAGCAGGATCAAAAGCCGCGTCAATTGAACGGTATTGGTTCGGATCAAAAGCGATGTAAGTGGTATGGTCGCCCTCCTTTAAAGCCACGCCGTCATAGCCCCTACCTATAAGTTCGTCAATGCCAAGCCTGTCATATAAGTCCCAATCGGCTGGATTTTTTATACGCACATACATGGCTTTAATTACACCACTACCCTGAGCGCCAGCTTCGCCAGCCTCTATTGAGGCCTTATCGGTGGTAGACCAGTATTGAGTGCCGATGGCTCTCTCAGGATCAAAGGCATCGAAATCTTCTTTTGTGCCGTGATAGACGATTTCATCAATATTAAAGCCCATCTCTTTAGCCCGCTCCATGCGAGCGGCGTTAGACATATCAAGCTTGCCAGCCTTATCTGTATCAGTTCTAGAGAATAGTGCAACACCTGAGTCGGTTTCCTTACTCTCCATAACATCAAACAAAGCATCAAGCGCAGGCTCTACTGCAGCTAGCTCTGATTCAGTCGGGTATGGGTATGACTCGTCAAAGTTGCCAGTTACTTGCTCCATAGCATCCCAAGCATCCTTGGGCAGTATGGTCGCTAGGTAATCACTTTCGTAACCACTATTCTGTAACTTCTTAATGATATAAGTTTCAAAAGTTCGTGCAGTCACTTCTATTACAGTAGACCAATAATCCTTCGACTTACGACCATCAAGAACCTTAGCTCTTTCTGTCATGGTCGTGTCTTGTTCAAGCACGCTGACCACGTTCTTAAAGGCGTCATAAACTTCTGGACGCACACCAAAGTCTTTCGGATCAAGCTTGCCGTAAGTAGATTCGCCAGCTTCGTTTTTAATTATGCCTCGTTCCTTACGCTCCTTTTCCGTAATGTAGCCGTTCATGGCTCCCATACGTCCAAAGTAATCATCAAGAGCGTGCCACCATTCATGGGCCAAACTTCCAGCACCATTAATCTTGGTTAGGTTGATAACCACATTGCCAGACTCGTAGTGTGCTGCTGCAGAGTCTTGACCACCGCTACCACGCGCACCAAAGGCTAAGCCTAACTCACCGTTCAGAGAGATTGCTTTAGGGGGTACGCCAATAATCTCAGCCAAGTCTAGCAGGCCGTCATAGGCATTATTAATGTCTTGCTGGCGCTTATCGTTTTCAACATAATTACCGAACTGTACACCACGGAACCCAAAGGTATCACCAAACTCAGCAGAGGTAATATTCTTACCTTTACGGCGGTCTATACCAACACGTTCATTTTGCTCAGAGCGGCGAACATTGCCAATTTTCTTCTTCTGCTTTAACTGCTCAACTAATAGAGCGTTATTATCTCTGGAGTAATTAAGTGCTTCTTGGGCAGTATCGAAGTTACCAAGCTCAATATACTTCCTGGTTCCTATCTTCTTACCTAAGACAAAGCCTTCTTCACCACGGGTAGACCATACATCAAACTTGGTTAGTTGGTTTGATGCGGTACTATCAGGGTTTGAGATTTGCTCTTTTAAGTGATTTACAGCTTCTTCAATCGTGTCAAAGTATGCTGAGGCTCCCATACCTCCTAGTCCAGACTGCTGAGAGCTATCCTTAACTTCCCATTTATTTACATTATTTTTATCGCCAAATTTTGAGAAGAACATCTTCGTTAATTTGAAGTTTCCAATCTCTTGTATAGCATCTGCAGGAATATAATTCGCTATAGAAAGTAGCGGCCTAAGACCATTAAGCTTGTCACCAACTCCACCACCAAGCGTATTAACTACGTGGTCAATTGCTAACTCTCCTGACATTACGCCACTAGCTATGTTCCTTACTTTCTCTACACTCTCGGCCCATCTACGGATTTTGTGAGACTTTCTAGGCTTAGCTGGAATGTTCCCACGTAGGAAAGATATTAAACCTAATATACGCCTGTCCACGCCCGCCTCGGCCAGCTTCACATAGTTAGGCTTAGGGAAAGACTTACTTAAAGGAACTGCCGAAACATCAATATCAGCACTCAAGGCTTCACGAATAGTGGCAGTGTCTTTCTTAGCACCGTAGATAACTTCACCGAAGTCTTCAAATCGCTCTGAAGCTTTATCAACTAAAGCTGTGCCTTTCTTGGTCAATGCTTCAGTAGGCGCTGTATCAGCAGGAGCCGTCTCAGTATCAGTGCTTCCATCCACACTAAGATTTTCTATATCCACTTGCGCTGTATCTGACGATTCAAAAGGATCATCACCTATCGCTTCTCTAATATCTTCTTCGACTGCACCACGACCAATAGCGGCTTCAACAGACTTACTTAGCTCTGGGAAGCGTCCGTCAACATACTGCTGAACCGTTTGGTTAGCTTCATTGTTGGCTTGGAAAAACGCTGCTGCAAACCCCTTTGGAGTAGCACTTCTAGCATTCTTAGTTTTGAGTGATTTGCCGCCATACTTTTTGTGCATGATGGACTTCATTACAGGGTCAACTGGTATCTGAGGAAGGTCAGTGTTGAACTTTCCGAAGAGGTAGGTTTCTTTAGTGTAGGCATCGCCATAAACCCACGGATCAAATTTCATCCTAGCTTTAGGTAATCCAGTAAGCCTTTGGATTCTGCCCATAGGGTTTTCTAATACCCACATAACAGGGTCTAAAGTCTCGATTAGATCAAGGGTCGCAATCACTAAATCCTTACTAGCTTCCGTGCGTCCATCAGCGTCTTTAGCTTTAAAGTGCCTTGCGCCTGACGAAGCAAAGTCAGTACATGGGCAGGCAGCTAATATGCCCCAGATTTCACCTTCAATACCAAGTTCTTCAGAAAGGTATTCGTTTGAAAGCTTTGTTATATCGTGACCGTTTTGTATGTCCAGAGGGATAACATTGTATCCAGCATCTGCATAAGGTTGGCCCCAGTGTCCCGTATAGTCAAATAGGGAAAGGATAGTTTTGCCACCGTTTTCCGCTTTCAATAAGGCGGTTTCGGTTTGTTCAATGGCGCTATCGTTCCATTTATCTGTACCCATTATGTCGCCGTAGATATTTAGCCACATACCTTTAGCGTAAATAATAGCGTCTTCTAAATTATTCGCAGAGTCTTGTCGTGACAATACAGGGGCATCGCTTGTCTCAACCCAAAATGTTTTTGGTTCATGTGTATAACGATTATTGTAGTTTGAGGTGATAACAAATCGCTCACCCACTTTACTGATAGTTATACGCTCGCCGCCGTCTGGCTGCTCATAGTCATCAAGAGTTCGTTGGCGCTCTTTAATCAACTCACTACCTGCTGGTATTACCCAGTCTTCGCCAGTCTTGATTGGTTCTGGCGCATAAACAATATCACTAGGATCAACTGACTTTCTTGCGTCATACACTGCTTCTGGTGACTTGAATAAGCTTGACCGACTACTAACCACATCCTTGAAGTCTTCAGCACTCATTTCGAGTCTTTCAACATCTTCATACAAAGACGTGAAAATCCTACTCTCGTCTAACTCTCTTGGCTCTACGTTTGAGTGTTCAGGCGCGCCATTCTTAGGATTGATTCTTACGCTACCATCATCACGCGCAGTAAACCTTGGGTTAGCAGTCGGTAGGTTATCGCTTACTTCTGTAGTAGATTGGACTTTATTGGTTGGAGCCACTGACTCACCAACTTGGTTGAATAGGTCGCCAGACTGGTCATTTTGCATCGGGTCAGACTGACTCGACAAGGTTGCATTGCCGCCATCAAGCGTTAAGAGTGGGGCTTCTCTATCAATCTGGGCCTTAGTATCACCGCCTTCAATATCACGTCCAGCAAGTGTGGCTAGCTCTGACTCGGTTTGAGTGGTTAGGTCAAAGCTAGAATCTAATCCTGTAGATTCGGATCGTTGATTACTTTGTCCAAGCGATTCATTAACTCCTGCCTGCGCACCGCTAGGAACTTCTCCTTGAGTGCTAGCTTCTTCTGTGATTCCTTCACGTCCACCAACAACTCGTTCCAAGTTTGGCGTCTTGGCTTCTCTGTGCTCATTTCTCTTACTCCAAATAGCTTGGTTTACTTTGTTGATAAACGCCTTATCGTTTGGCGTAGTAATGTACATTTTCGATACTGTGCCAGCATCAACGCCAGCTTCAACCGCTAGCTTAACCATATCTTTAGCAGATACTACAACGCTACTGTCGTTAATATCTTGGTATAACTCTACCCCTCGCTCATCGGCGTAGTCTAGGATATTAGGCTCTTGCATAACCTCTTCGTAAGTATAGCCTGAATCCTTAAAATACTCCTGATTCCGATTTAGATCATTGCCTTCATCGTGATAGTTCATCATTTCAGTAATGACGGCCTGCTGGTTCACACCTAGCTTTTTACCAGATAGTGCTTTAGCTACAGTATCCTCAACATACTTCATTGAGTTCATTGAATCGCTATCTTTAAACCAGTCAGGATTACCACTGGATGTACGTCCAGTGATTCTATCATTGCTGTCATACGTGTATACAATGCCGCCGCCTTTCACTAGGTCGCCAAGCATCCCATTAGTCACGTTACGGTAATTATCATCCGCAAAGCGTTCATCTAGCCCCTGTGCTTTAACTACTTCTACATGGTCAGGATTAGGCTGGTATCGGGTTGTTGGGCCTGTAGTGTCTTCTATCGAAGGCTCGTACTGGTTTAAGTCATTATCATTCACAGCATTAAGTGCTGCTTGGCCACGTTGCTCGTTAGTTGGTCGTGTGGATGTTGTCTGATCTACTGGAGTTGTCCAAGGTACTGTTTGATCTAGGCCGTTATTGGCATTACCAACTTCACGTACAGGGCCACCCAGATAAATTGGGCGATTAGGGAAAACATTGCTAGGCTGGCCATCATAACCAAGCGTCAATGTTTCAGGTACGACTTCAGCTACAGGGGCCGCAACTACTTCTTGAGGAACCTGTGGCGTAGACCATACAGTTTGGCCGTCTAAGCCAGTGTTTGCATTGCCAGTGTTTCCAATAGGAGCGTCACTACCAGAATAGATTACGCCATCTGTGCCAAGTTTAGCTTGTGGAATAGTCCTATTTTCTTCAATGACCTGTTCTAAGTTAGATACAAAATCAGTGCTGAATATATCGTCCGATAACGCATCATCTAACTGAGAATCAATTTCATGTGAGCTGACTTTTGAAGCTAAATCTATATCAGCTAGTTCTTCTGTTCTATGGGTAGATTCATCTTCACCTGTTAAATCGTTAACAACTGAAACGGAACCATCATCATTGTTACGCTTGCTCCATGTTGGAGGAACCTTAGCGCCGTTTTTAAGACCTTGATTAACTTCTACGGCAGTAGAAACTGCAGATGGGCCAGCACTCATGCCCATTGATATAAAGGCGGTATCAATAAAGGTATCTAGTATCTCGTCATTGGTATAGGTTGCGCCCTCACTAGCTGCTACAGCTATGGGGATTGATTCCTGTCCTACCTCTGTAACGGTTTCAGCGCCAACCTTCTTGGTTAGCTTCTTGGCAACTTCTTTAGCTGCTTCGCCATAACCTTTTACTACCAGCTCTTTAACAACCTGGTCGCCCGTACTATTCAGTAGTGTGCCAGCAGGGAATACCTTTCCAGCACCAAACTTATCTAATATGCCGATTAAAACGCCAGCGCCTAAAGCTTTAGCGTTATTAACATCAACGCCTTTGTCTTCCATCTCCTGAGCGGCTTCACCCGTACCCATTAAGGCTGATGAAATATACGTACCACCACCGATAACTAACGCAGCAGGAGCGCTAAATACAGCAGCGATACCCGCCGCTCCAGCGCCTACAAGAGCCGCACCACTAGTGGCAGAGTTCTCTAGCATCTTCTCCAAAACGTAACCTGCAGCGTTACCAAAACCATCCTCATTGAAGGTTTCGCGCAAGCTGCCTCGGTTGTATTGGGATTGATAACCACCGCTAGCAATGTCTATCTTTTGTTGTTCAACAATATTACGGCCAATATTTTCAGCGCCTTCAGATCCAAACAATTCACCAATAGACTGAACACCACGGCCCCATAACTGCTGAGCTTGGTCTACTGAATAACTTAGTGCGCCATCCCTGTCTTCGTCCGTACCTGTGTACTGAAGGTCGTTACTGGCTGATTGCTGTACTGGCCTGGGGGCAGCCAAGAGATTTATAATGTCATCATCATTAAAGCCCGCATTACGAGCGCCTGTTAAATCATAACCTCGCTTCTTGGCTAAAGAGTTCACTATCTCATCATTACTGAAGCCCGCATTACGAGCGCCCTGGACATCAAAATTAGACATAATTTTCCTTAATCTACTACTTTATCGCATCAAGTTTTTCTTCTAACTGTTTAAGCGTCTTCTGCTCATAAATTATACGCGCCTTAATCCTTTTAGAGTTACCTACTTCATTGGATTCAGCACCCATTTTCTCTAGTGTAGATATAGTTTGCTTGAGGCTACTAATCTCGGCAGTTAAGTTGTTTATTTTCCTTTGACCTCTACTTGGAAGTGATGGATCTATATTTAATGTAGTGGCGTCCCCATATGCTAATGGATCAGCGTTGTTAGTTCTCTCTTTAACTGCCTGTGGCTGCGCGTTACTGCCTTGCTGTGGAGTATCAACTTGTGAGTAGAAATCGTCTATTACAGCCGCACTATCAACACTAACTGGATCAACCGCTGCTTGTGGTGTCATTTGCCCACCGACTAGGCCAGAACCGTAGCCATTACCCTTTAGGTACTCTTGCTTATAAGCTTCAAAGGCTTGAGTTCTGCTACCACCAAAGTCTGAGAAGTCTGTTTCATCGTTAGTTGTCCATCCAGCCTGCTCACTAATACGGCTTTCAGCATACTGATCAGCAGCACTCATAACGTCCTGCGGAACATCAGACATAGAGCCGCTACCAGCAATTTGCACTTTATGAAGTTGACCGTCAGTGCCTAGTGAGTATGGGTGCTTAACCCCTAAGTCATCCTCAATCATTGTGATTTTAGGAGCTGTGGTTTTTGGTGTTTTTAAAGCTTCCGCTGCAGCATTAGTCCCAGCTAGGGTACTTGCTGTAGTTGCTCTAGCTTCAGTAAGGGTTTTAGCTGTATCTACAGCATAGCCTTGATTCGTTTTAGCTCGTTTAACTGCAAGCTTATCTACCCTCTCAGCATTTAGTCGGTCAGTTTCACGATTACCTTTAAGGCGCTGTTTTTCTAGAGTTTCAGCCCTAGCGGCTACTGCGTCAGCCCGCAGCTTATCGCCCATTGAGTCTGCAGCACCCTGCAAACCACTACTCATTGAAGCTGCTATCAATCCACCGAAACTCATACGTCACCCCCGTTCTGTACTTCTTGTGGCTGCACCTGCTCCTGCGCACCACCTTGCTTTAATGATGCTTGCTGCATTTGTCGTATCGCTTGCATAATAGCTGCGTACTCCTGACTTTCTTCGGGAGTAATCGCTTCTTTTTGTAATTTATCATCAGCTAATGACACTGCAGCAAAGAATGACTCCTCAATTAGTCTAGGGTCTTTGTCAATTACGCCCGCCTCAGTCAAAATCTCCGCTAGAGCCTTAGTTAGCTGGATCATAGACATTAGCATTACATCTGGATCAACCTTCTTGCCTGCTAGCTTTATACTATTAACGGCCATAATCATAATACGAGCAAGAGTATCCGCCATTTCCTTTGGGCCGCTAGCACGAACAGAATCAACAATAGAATCTGCTGATTTATATAGTAGATTAACCATTTGGCTAGAGATAATTTTATATGCCTCTTTCTTATTGCCATTATTTGCTTGTGGCGATTCCTGATCTACTACTTGTTCTGGCGCGGATTGCTGTGGAATTTCTTCGACCGCCATCGCTTGATTAATTAGACCGTTCATAATAATTCCTTAAAATTTGTATTTGCCGAATATGTCGGTATATGCAGAAATACCTTCGTAGTTTGAAGTAGAGTCTTCAGTATCTTCAGGCAGAACAGCAATATCAGCAGACCCGCCATCGTTAGAGTTATTATCACCTGAAGAATTATTTTGATTATCTCTATTATTTTGTGCCGTAATGACTGTTTGTTCAGCACGGTTAAATTGATCTTTCAAAGAGCCGCTTTTGCCAACGTACCTAGATAGCAAGCCTGCTATTTTAATTGGTGGGAACAGACCACCCGCAATCCCTTCAAGAATCTTCCGTCCCATGCCAGGGTTTCTCAAAGCATCAAAAACTTGCTTAGCTTCAGGAGAGAGATCCTGATAAGCCTGATAAGCCTCTTGCTCAGTCTCATACCCCAAGTCTTTGAACTGGGATAGGTCGATATAATTGGTACTTATGTCGTCAACTGGAACACCGTTAGAAGATCCTACTTGCGTATCTTTGTTGTTAGTGGATTGAGTGCTAATGTCATCAACTTGAACGCCATTAACTACAGTCGTGTTTCGGTCATCGTTAGTGTCTAAGCCTCCACGCATATAAGCATCTGCATCACGCTTAGATATTGAACTTGTGGTTATCTCGTCAAATACATTTCCAAAAACGTCTTCTTTATTAATCCCTCTACGTTCATTATTTTCCTGAATTTTAGTTATATCAGCCTGTAATTCTAATTCACTAAAATTCTGATCTGAGTTATTAGCAGCAACCTGGCTATTATGCTCATTACCTTTAGAGTCATAATAAACTTGACCTTGATACGGCGTTGTCACTGCGGTTGATGGCATTACCCCAATTGGATTTTCACTTACAGTGTTAGCTATAGTTGTATTAGCTGCCTGAGATTGATCAGCGTTATTTTGATTTATTCGATCTGTAATCTTCGACCCTTCAGTAAGCATCCGTTTCGATTCAGCCTCAATAGCAGCGTTTTCAGCCGCCACGGATTTACGTCTATTAATAATACCCTCTGACCGCACTTTATCCGCTTGAGCTTTAAGTCGCTTAGCTTCGGACGCTTTACGCTTTTGAGCCTCGCTTGCTTTAGCCGCTTCATTGATCAGATTTAATTCAGCCATTTTGTCAGCTTCGTTTTTAATAGCGTTATTTTTCGCTAAGGCTGCTGCTCTGTTTTCAGCTTGAGATGGCCCTGGGGAAAGATCCCTTCCAAAGAAGCTACCCCTGCCATTACCATTCCCGCTACCGCCAACATTATTACTAACGCCTGCACCATTAAGCGATCCACCACGACTTAGGCCGACCAAATTTCCTGAACTATCTCTTAACGCCATGCTCTAACCTCCCATCTGATTGGCTAGAAGCCCTTGAGTTAAAGTGCCTCCATCTGCCGTTAGATTCTTAACGTACCCGCCAATGCCTCCATATTGAGCGTAGTGTCGATTGTCCGTTCTGCGCTGACGCAACTCCTCTAACTCCCTATCGCTTTTGCTTTTCTCTTGCGCGGCTAAATACGCAACGGCTCCCTTACCAAGACCACTGGCAAGACCTGCAGCAACTTCAGGGTTTTTTCCAAGCCATTTAAATGACTCGCCTACAACCTCACCACCCCAGTCCCATAATTCTTCAAAAAAATCGAACATAAAATCACTTCCTTTTTAATACGTTATTGATCGGACTATCACTACCGTCCACATCTTTTCTAGCTGCCTTAGCTAACCTATGTTGAAATTGTGTCTAGCGTAGTCCAACCTTGCTCCCAAGATGGGGTCTCTTCATAAAGTGTCTTCGTCTTAGTGAGGTGTAGAGTTAATAACGTAGCCTGATCAGCTAGCATTGTGGTCTTATCCTCTCCAGAAATTGTGTTAGAAGTTTGAATTTCGTTAACCGATATTGCACTTTGCTTCATAAGATCATTAGCTGCATCCAAGTAACTACCTTGAGTGTTGGCATATACTTCAGCGTCAATAACGCCAATGTCTAAAGCTGACTTCGTTTTCGCTAATTCGAGGTCATTTTCATGGCCTAGAGTTTTTGCTTCTGCCTCCAATTTACCCTGCAAATTAGTGTTAGCCGTATTAGCTGCCGCTAAGGCTGTTGCCGCTGTTTTAGCGTCCGCCGTCCTTTGTGCTGCCGTAAGAGTTTCTTGTGCTCGTTTTGCATTACTTTCAGTTACTACCGCTGCTGCTGCTAGCGCATCCCGAGATACAATAGCTGCTCGGTTTACCGCCTCACGAGCTACTGTATTCGATTCAGATAACGCATCACGAGCCACTGTATTCGATTCTAATAGCGCATTCCGAGCTTTAGAATTGGATTCCAATAACGCATCACGAGATACGGTATTCGTTTGCGATAACGCGTCACGAGCTACGGTATTTGACTCCAGTAACGCATCACGAGATACGGTAGCTTCTCGGCCTAACTTGCTCTCAGAGGCCGCGCCTTCTCGGCGTAACTCACTTTCACTAGATGTAAAGCCTTGCTGGCTATCCTGAAGTTCTGTCTTAAAGTCTCGGTCTAAAGAGGCTTGGCTGCTATCGTGTTCCTGAGAGCTTTCTTGCACCGCTAACTTACTTGCTAAGTTCATGCCAATTAAGCCCTGACCAGCATACTGGCCAGTACCCGCTTGTTGACTGAATAATTGGTCGTTCAACCCGTAACTATTATCAAAGCCCTGTTTGCTTAGGGCAGAATCGGTGCTGTATTTATTAGCAGCAGTTGCGAATTGATTCTCTGCAGCCTGGTTGGTCAAATCTTGCTTGCTGTACGTTGATGCGTCTGCTTGAGCTATCGGCGTAGCGTAATTGAACATCGCCTCTTGCCCTGCTTGTACCCCCATAGACGAGTTAAGCAGGCCACGCTTATTAGCGGCTTGTGCCGCACGGGTTTTAGCTCGCTCAAGCATGGGATTGCCCGAGGAGAATATATTATTAAGCTGCCCCTGAACCGTTGAGTTCGCATTCACTTGACGTGTTATAGGCGAATTAAGGTTTGGTTTAGTAGGGTAAGGTAATTGACCAAGAGCCATTTTGTCTCTCCATTGTGTTATTGGTTACTAATAATTTGATTAAGGTAGTTGTTGATTCAGGAACGCTTTAAGGTTTTTTAAATATTCGAGTCCCGCTAGCAATGGTAGTTGCCCCGCTAGGTCGTGATGCAAACCACCAACTTGTCGCCATGGACGCTAGGTTAACAATCGACAGCATTATCATTTCATACAACGCTAGCGCCGCTACAGGATCAACACTCTCAAGACCGCCTGTGACATTCTTCAACACTACAATAAACTGCCAAACGTACCAGTAAAGTACACCAGTGATAATCGGCCTTACTGCTGACTTAATTGCGCCTGAGAAGCTACCTTTAGTTTTCTGTGATTCCTCAAAAGCTCTAGCTTCTGATGTTTGCTGACTAGCATTCGCGTTTGCTTGAATTAACTTTAATTCATATACCTGATTCTGAGCGGCAACAATTCGGTCTTCACGCCTGTTCAGCCACCCAAAGAAACCACCGACAACACTGCCTGCGGTTGATGATGTGATAACCGACAATAAGCCTGCAATCATTACTTGTTACCTCCTGAGTTGACGTATATGGTGAACCAACCTGCGCCAGCCGCTAAGATAGCAGCGACAAAGCTAGCTTGTTGAGTGCTTGGGGCTAGTAAGTGCATATACCAATATGAGGAGTCGAGCAGTAAGAACATATAAGCAAGCATCATCATGCGAGGCACAATTCGTAACTCATTCATGTGCTTTGCAATGTTTATGATCAATACTCTCCTGATCTAATTATCTCTGCGATAGTGATGGCTCTTTGGCCTACTTGTGAGGCCCATCTACTATCCAAAAACTCCACGGCTGCAATCTCATAATGCCCTGCTGACATAGCTGCTAAGGCTTTCTTAAACTGCCTCAATCTTGGCAATCCAATGTTGAAACATATGTCAAGCATAGCGTCTTTTCGCGGCACATTGCATTTTTTAAACCATTCAAATGCTTGAGTTAATTCGGCTTCAACACGCTTTACGTCATTGGCTAAAAGGTAGTTAATTTCATCGTCAGATAATCCAATACCGCCATCTGAATCTATGTTGCGACCTACGCCAATTGTGGTTTTGTTTGCTGTACATTTGTATGCGTGAGTTTCTACGCCCTCATGGCGTCTTAGCATTTCGATAATCATGCTCATGCTGCCGCCTCTAACTGGCCGATACCTACTTTGTGGCGTTGAATTTCTCCATGCTGCTTGTCATACACGATTGCGCTCATAGTCCGTTTAGCGCCATATCCTGAATCCGAGTGCCATGCGTCTGGCGCTGGCAGAGCTTGGAATGTTTCACAAAGCATTCCCCCAATTTCAACGGCAGTGTGATGATGCACATGGCCCATAAGAAGGTGCTTATGCGGTAGTCCCCAGTCTTTAGCTAATGACCTGGCTACATACTCAAATGCTCTCTGCGGCTTCATACGGTCGCCGTGGTGCGTTACAAGAAGGTTATTGCCGTAGGTAAGATTTTGAAACTTGTGGGCATTATCCATAATCGTTACTCGCGGCTCACTCTCGTAGAACCCCTGCAACATGACGTTAATAACCCTAGATGTGTTGTCGTTGTGATTTCCGCGAACCATCATTACGATGATGTTGTTATGGCTTTCTAGCATCATCTCAATAGACTGACGGTATATTCTCTGGCAAGCGGCTATCATTTCGCCATAGTCGCCATCCATATCCATGTGGTTATTGCCTGACGTGGTGGTTCCAGCTTGGTTATCAAAGTGCTGGAAATCACCTAAATCAAGCAATAGAGCCGTATCCGATCCGCCCGTAGCTTTAATTAAAGAGCTAACCGCTTCAAGCGTTACTGCTTCTGCTATTTCTAGCGTCCATTCTCCCTCGCCTTTGTTTCGGCTATTGGAAACTTTCATGCCTATATGAGCATCACCTATAACAATCGCTGTAAGCTGCTCAGGTAGGTCTTTAATGGGCTTTCTTGGAGTAGGGTTATACTTAGGCAGATCTTCCATTAAACCATCTGCAAAGGCTTGTAAGGCGGCTTCTTGGCTTTCTTTCTTTAAATCACTTTTAACCCACTGACGTATAGGTTTGCCGTCCTCATCGTAAAACGTGCTCACTCCCTTAACGATGTGAGTATCAGGGACGCTATGAACATAGTTATGCTGGGGCGACCAGCCTTGCTTCGCTGCCTGTTCCTTGGCTCGTTTAAGTGTGCGCTCTAGTCCTCGATGATTGATCCCTAAAGCTGTAGCTGCCTTTGCTTGAGAGCCGTATTTGATAACAGCGTCAATGATCTGACACTGCCTTGGAGTTGCAAACTCTTTAAGATTCTCTAAATCCATCACGAACCCCTCAACATAAACGCTACGCTCGACACTAATGCCACGATAAGGATGCGAACAAACCACTCGTTTGAATTGCTGGTTTTACCCTGCAAAGCGATTGCAATTTTATTAGCATCAATCTCTCCACTGTGCTTATTCAATCGCCTGTCTTGGGTATTGTTGTGCTCCTCCAGTGTTTCGATTTTTGTGCCATGCTTTATAAGCATTGACATTGCATCTGCGAGCTTGTCTATTTTTGCTTCCAGTCTGTCAAAACGCGCATCAGCCTCCATCAGTCTTCCTTTTCTATAAGCAGCACTAAAACCGCAAAGCTGCGTTGGTATATCTATTAATAGGGTAAGTGCATCTACTTAGGCCGCTAGTGCCTTGTAGATAAGTTGGTTATAAATTACTTGGTTTAAGTGCTAGGCTTATCTCTAGCGTGATAGCTAAGACCCTGGCTTTATTTATACAGGTAGATTAAAAGTGATCCACGTTAATGTGTCTTCATCCCACTCCGTATCTTCATGCGCCTGCGTCACTGGAGCTTCCCACTGACACGTTGACTCAATAAGCACCCAGCTTGGGTATGGCTTAGGTGCTATAAAAGCATCTCTTACAGGATCATAAGTAAAGCCCATACTTGCATTGTTCTTATAGAGACTACTATCTGATGCAAGCCATGTGCCGCCAAGTAGTGACGTACAGAAGTCTATACCGTTTACATCCGTTAACGCTTCATCAGCAACTACAATCACTTGAGTTACTACGTTGTTTTCTAACTGTGCGAAGTTTGCCATTATGCTGTGTAACTCCCTGAGCCAGTGAACATGATTATAGTGTCAGTACCTGATGTGGTTATCGTTGGGGAGCCTGTGTGGGTTCCTGTGTAGGTTGAGGTTGCTATACGTAGGATTACTGTGCCTGATCCACCCGTGCCTCCATACCCTGTGCTATACATACCACCGCCGCCACCTGAGCCTGTGTTAGCTCCACCGTAGCCACCATGTGAACTAGTTGATCCGTTCTGTCCTGCATTAATACCACCTGATCCAGCCACGCCTCTTTCAGTAGTATTATCATTACCACCACCACCCCCGCCGCCTAGACCACCCGCCGCCGAATATCCTGTGGAATATAAACTACCACCACCACCTGCGGCCCATCGGTATGATGTACCAGTGATGTTAGAGGATACGCCTATACCACCAGCACCTGCATTATTACCAACAGCATTAGCACCTACAGCAGCTGAACCACCACCACCTGCGGCTTTATAGTTAGTGGAGCCAGATGCACCGCCTGCATAACCTTGCCCTGCCATACCTGCGGCACCTACTGTGTTTGTAGGATAGCCACCAAAACCTCCGCCAGAGCCACCAGATGTAGGGGTTATATTATTATAACAACCACCTCCGCCGCCACCATTAGTAGATACAGTAGTTATTCCTGATCCTGATAGGGTTGAGCTTGAACCTGATCCACCTTTAGTGGATGCAGTTCCTCCAGATCCACCTGTGCCTACAGTGACCGTATATACAGATCCTGCTGTCAGCGTAAGGGCTGCTTGTGCAGAAGCACCACCTCCTGATACTGAACCCCAAGAAGTACGCAATCCGCCAGCACCACCCCCGCCTCCCATTCTACCGCCACCTTGACCACCACCAGCAATAACAAGGAAGTTAGTTGTATAGTCTTTTGGAGTACCACCACCCATCCTCATTCTATTGGCTATCATTGCATGTCAGCCCCAGCAGTAAATCCGTACCAAGTAGTACCTGCATCAAGTGTTATAAAGGAGAATATGTCTACACCAGCAGCAGTTAAATCAGGCGCTGTGCCACCTGCCCAATCGACTGACGTAGGCCATGTGATTACTGGAGTAGCGCTTAGTGTTGCAATTAGAGTGAATGATCCCGCCTTACCAGAAGCAGGAGGGTTAGAGAAGGTTAGGGTCTGTGATCCAGCAATAGACTTGGTTTGGACATTGCCTAATGAAAGGTCAACATCGTTAGCTGCCATTGCTTGAATTGTCTCAGAGTAATCTTTAATCTCAGGACGCTCTAGTACATTATCTGCTAGGTTCAAGGATGCTGATCGTGTCTCTGCTACGTCCGTCTTTGATGTTTGAGCATCATAAGATTGTACTGTAGATCCTATATTGGAATCAGCCAACCTTGATGACAGTTGTGTTTGTACGTTAGAGGATACACCTCGCATGTATTCTACAAAATCTCTTGCTTTAGACATTTGTTATACCTCCTCTGGCCATGTGATTTCATTAGGGAAGCCAGCTTGAGCCGTAATGTCCCTAAGCGCCTGCCTGTATGTAGTCATTTCAGCGTTCATCGTTACGTCAGTTAGGGCGTAGTAGTCTGTGGCTGCTATGAGAGAGTCACGCTCCTTACGAACTGAGGCTGCCATAACTGCTATATCTTCTGCTGTTGGAGCAGGCTCACTGAATACTGAACCATCCCACAGGTCGCCAATCTTACCGCCTAATGAAGCATCAATCAGGTTAGGCATAAAATCTAAAGAATCCACCTCTATAGTGTTAGTGACTTTACCATTTTCTATTACATGTGCTTTCATTATACTATCCCCGTGATTACAACTTCGCCTCTGCCACCATCGCCACCATCACCACCTTCAGCTTTGGTAACAGCGCTTTCATTTCCACAGCCGCCGCCGCCACCCCCACAACTCCATCCTCCATCTCCACCATTACCAGACCTCGCTGTTGAGCCAGTAGTTCCTGTATCTGGGCCAGTAGCACCGCCGCCACCGCCTTCTCTGACTGATATTGATATATTCTCACCATGCCTATTAGCCAGAGTTGCTGACGCTACACCACCTGTACCACCACCGCCTAGACTATAAGTCCCAGTAACACCCCCAGCACCACCATTAAATTCATTAGCAACATCTGCAGAAGGTATACCAGAATGAACACCTGCACCGTTACCTCCCGCAGCACCACCAAAGATTGACCCATAGCCTGATCCTCCTGTTCCGTTGTTGCTTGGGGATACTCCGCTTCCACCTCCATAA